ACGCTGAAACCTGGATGAGTGCCCACAAAGCCATCGAGCTGAAGTTTGCCGACAAGATTCTTTATGAATCAGAGCCGGTAGAAGACAGTGGCGGTGGCTTTATCTTTGACCAGATGACCGTGACAAATGCTCTAAGGAACAAACTCCCTGGTATTCAGGCGAGGATGAAGTATCTTAAGGCGCATGATGATGACGGTCAAACTAAGGAACCTGAAAAGAGTGCGGATCCTATACCACAAGGTGAAGACGATTTGAAGGATCCTACCCATTCAGTAAACCAGATCCCTATTGCCCAGCTGGAAAGACGGCTGGAGCTGATTAAAAATTGGAGGTAATGAATATGAGTAAAATTCAAGAACTAAGAGAGAAACGCGCCAAGGTTTGGGAGCAGGCTAAGTCATTCCTTGATGAACATCGTCAGGAGAATGGTCTGATCAAACCTGAGGACAATGCCGTCTATGAAAAGATGGAAGATGAAGTGGTCAGCCTTGGAAAGGAAATCGAGCGTCTTGAGCGTCAAGAGATGATGGACAGAGAGCTTTCAGCTGCCCTCAGCAAACCTCTTGCATCAAGACCTGATAAGATGACCGAAGAAAAAACCGGCAGAGCATCCGATGCCTATAAGAGTGCCTTTTGGGGTGCCATGAGAAACAAGATGAATCCTGCGGTACACAACGCGCTTCAGATTGGTACTGATTCAGAAGGTGGTTTCCTCGTTCCGGATGAGTATGAGAACCAGCTGATTCAGGCACTTGAAGAAGCGAACGTTCTAAGAAATCTGTGTAACGTGATTACAACCAGCTACGGAGATAGAAAGATTCCTGTTGTAGCTAGTCATGGATCTGCTGCATGGATGGACGAAGAAGCTGCCTTCACTGAAAGTGATGATGCATTTACTCAGGTGACCTTGTCAGCCTACAAACTTGGAACCATGCTAAAGGTTTCTGATGAGCTTCTTAATGACAGCTACTTCGACCTTGAAGCCTACATTGCAGCTGAGTTTGCAAGACGAATCGGTGCTGCAGAGGAGGAAGCATTCCTCACTGGAAATGGAAGCAGCAAACCTACAGGTCTTCTTCATACAACAGGTGGAGCGAGCCTTGGCGTGACTGCTGCAAGCGCAACAGCTATCACCATTGATGAAGTGCTGGACCTTTACCACAGCTTGAAGTCGGCCTATAGAAAGAACGCTACCTTCCTTGTGAATGATGCAACCATCAAGGCCATCAGAAAGCTGAAAGATGGTCAGGGTCAGTACCTGTGGCAGCCATCTGTTCAGTCAGGAACGCCTGATACGATTCTCAATCGTCCAGTGGTTACCTCTCAGTACATGCCAACAGCTGCAGCGGGGGAGAAGACCATTCTCTTTGGAGACTTTAAGTACTACTGGATTGCTGATCGTCAGGGTAGAACTTTCAAACGTTTGAACGAACTCTATGCAGCAAATGGTCAGGTGGGTTTCCTTGCATCCCAGAGATTGGATGCGAAGCTGATCCTTCCTGAAGCCATCAAGGTGCTTCAGCAAAAGGCCTAAGTAATTTAACAGGAAGGTGGTCCTAGTTACTGCCTTCCTTTCACTTTGATAAGGAGGGAAAACCATGGGATATAACACGAAAAACTATACTGAGCAGGGTGGCGATAAGACAGTAATTGGTGGAGAGCTTGCTGTAACTGCAGAAGGAAAAGTCACCTTTGATGGTACGGAACTGAAACCTGCAGCTGTTCAAGCAGACAGCACCGCTGTGGATGTGGCGGACCTGGTTGCAGATTTCAATGCCTTACTTGCTAAGCTAAAAGCCGCTGGCCTTATGGAAAGCGAGTGATGGTAGATGGCGCTTCTTGAGAAGGTAAAAGCAAATCTCATTGTAACCCATAATGAGGATGATGCCTTACTGGAAGGTTTGATTGCTGCCGCCATTAGCTATGCCGAAGGTTATCAGCATCTAGGGGCGGACTTCTATAAAGAAAACACCATGTCACCTGCTACCGAGCAAGGAGTCATTATGCTGGCCTCTCATTTTTATGAGAGTCGCGATGGCTCCACCGGTGGCTTTTTTAATGACAATGTCAGTGCTTCAGAACAGGTGTGGAAGACGGTACATCTACTTTTACGCATGGGAAAGGAGTGGCAGGTCTGATGAAAAGGTTATGGGTGAAGAAAAGAAAAAAACGCCAGAAGAGATGCTACAGAAAAGGCAGACGAAAGGATCGGAGTCATGGATATGAGGAGAAAGCAATAAAGGCAGGTGAAGGGTATGAGCTTTGGGAAGATGAACACCCAGATCGACATCATCGATACGATTCCCATAAAGGACAATGAAGGATTCTCTTCTAAGGGAGAAGAAATCATTGCAAGTGTTCGTGCATACCGCGATGAAAGACACGGTTCTAGAAAGTGGGCCAATATGGCAGCCTACACCAAAGCAAATGCCACTTTTCAGTTTAGAAGAATTCCTGATGTGGTGATTGAACCTGGCATGCTGATCAGATGCGATAAAGGCGAGTATAGAATCCTTAGTGTTGAGTTTATTATAGGGTTTTATATTGAAGTGGCAGCAGAAAAGATAGAAGCCACGAAGGATTAGGAGGTGATTTTCATGGCTAGATCAAGTTATAAGATGCCGGAGGATTTTCTTCTAAAAGTATCAACTTTGGCAGAGAAGACTGATGAAATTATCCCGAAGGTTCTGGAAGCTGGTGGCGAGGTGGTGAAAGCTAAAGTGAAGGCTAATTTACAGGTAACGATAGGAAATGACACAAAGTTTGCTTCAAGATCCACGGGAGAACTTATAGATGCACTTGGCATAACGCCTGCAGGTGTGGACAGAAAAGGAAACTACAATGTGAAGATTGGATTTGATGAACCGAGAAAAGATGGAGAATCAAATGCCAAGATTGCCAACATATTAGAGTATGGGAAGTCTGGTCAACCGGCTAAACCATTCTTAAAACCAGCCAAAACAGCCAGTCGAAAAGCTTGTATTGAGACAATGAAAAGGAAGCTTGATGAAGAGATTAAAAAAATATAAAGAAGGAGGGAGGCGAGATAAATGCAGGGTAGTATTCTAAAAGATATAACAGAAACTTTGGGTTCATTAGGAATTCAGATTGAAACCGGGATATTTTCAAATAAGGCCCCGGATGAATATTTAGTGATCACACCGATGAGTGATATCTTTGAACATTATGCAGATGATTTACCAAGAGCAGAAATGCAAGAAGCTCGCCTTTCTTTATTTTCAAAAGGTAATTATCTAATTAGGAAAAATGAAATTGTATCGAGTTTGCTTGGTGCAGATTTCACCATAACGGATAGAAGGTATCTTGGTTATGAAGAAGATACTGGTTTTCACCACTTCGCCATTGACGTGGCGAAAGCTTACGATTTAAATGATTGATTGAAAGGAGAAATGTGATATGGCAACAATTGGATTGGATGTGCGCCCAGATAGGGCATGATGTTGTTTTGTAGTGTGGGAACTACACCGTAAGATAACGCGGTAAACCACCTGCCTAACCGAAAGGCGAAAGCTGACACGGGAACAGAGCATGGCAGGAAAGCAGTAAGTTGTTTAAGGCAATATAACACGACTGAACTGCGAGGTAAAGTGGATATAAGGTTTAGGTTATATTTACCGAATGTGAGTTTCAAGTTTCCGTTCCGATTGGACATAGGAAAGTGCCTGAAACCTATGGCGCAAAGACAAATAAGGGGAGTATCCTGACCCTTATTGTTATCAATAATTTGCGCAACGAGCAGGAGAACCTGTTTTAACGAAACGAAAGCAAAACCGAGAATCCACAATTTCCAACACATCATGCTAACTGGGGATAACCTAAACGGAAATGCCGTAAGGCTATAACCTTTAAGGGTTTGAATATTCCGCAAGGTTACGGAGCGTTCGTAGTAGTCAGGGACGGTAACACCGTCATAAGGGCGAAGGGACGCAGTTGTTCTGTACTAAAATCAAAATTGATTAGGGAGGAAAACCTCAAAATGAAACCAACAATGGAAATTTTAGCAAGAATTAAGGAAAATTCATCGAAAAACAGCGAAGAAGTCTTTACAAGGCTTTATCGCTACCTCTTGCGTCAAGACATTTGGTTTGAGGCGTATACGAATTTGTATGCCAACAGTGGAGCGGCAACAAATGGCGTTGACAATGACACCGCAGACGGGTTCAGCAAGGAAAAGATAGATAAAATTATCGCTTCCCTTGCTGATGAAACCTATAAGCCGAAGCCCGCAAGACGAACCTATATCAAAAAAGCAAACGGCAAAATGCGACCACTCGGGATACCAACTTTCACGGACAAACTCGTCCAAGAAGTTTTGAGAATGGTCATGGAAGCAGTGTATGAACCAGTATTTCTAAATTGCTCTCATGGATTTCGCCCGAAAAGAAGTTGCCACACGGCGCTCTCAACTCTCAAAAAGGAGTTTACAGGGGCTAAGTGGTTTGTTGAGGGAGATATTAAAGGTTGTTTTGATAATATCGACCATGCCGTATTGGTAGGGTTTATCAACCAGAAAATTAAAGACGCAAGATTGATTAAGTTAATTTACAGATTTTTGAAAGCGGGCTTTGTAGAAAATTGGCAGTATAACAACACTTACAGTGGTACACCACAGGGCGGAATTATTTCGCCATTGCTCGCCAACATCTACTTGCACGAACTGGACAAGTTTGTGATGACGCTGAAATCAGAATTTGACAAGCCTAATGAAACTGTAAGGACAAAGGAGTATAACCGTTTGTTCACACAGAGGGTCAAACTGAAAAAGCTGATTGATTGTGCGGACGGGGAAGAAAAGCAGAACTTGCTCAAACAATATAAACAAGTGAGAGCAGAAATGATGAAAACCCCATATACTCCGCAGGACGATAAGAAAATCAAATATATTCGTTATGCAGACGATTTTCTAATCGCCGTTAAGGGAAACCGTGAGGATTGTGTGGAAATCAAGAGAAAACTGGCTGAGTTTATCAGTGGAACGCTGAAAATGGAACTCAGTGATGAAAAGACTCTTATTACACACAGTTCAGAAAAAGCACGTTTCCTCGGCTATGATGTTAGTATTCGCAGGAATAGTTCGATTAAACCCCATGGAAAAGGGCGACCCACACAAAGAACACTTAACAACAAAGTGGAATTGCTCATACCAAAGGATAAAATCAGCAAGTTTCTGTTTTCAAAAGGCATTGTTAGGCAAAAGAAATGCGATGAGATGTTTCCGATTAGCAGAGTGCCGCTAAGGAACTCCACAGACTTGGAAATCATCACCATTTTTAATGCCGAACTACGTGGTATATGCAACTATTATTCCCTAGCAAGTAACTTTAGCGACTTAAATTACTTTAACTACTTAATGGAATATAGTTGTCTGAAAACGCTGGCAACAAAGCACAAAACCCGTATTACGAAGATTAAGGAAAAATTTAAGGACGGAAAAGGTTCGTGGGCTATTCCTTATGAAACAAAAGCAGGTAAGAAACTTATGTATTTCGCAAAATACACCAATTGCAAGAGTGCAAACGCAACTGATACCGTAACAAAAGCGGCAGTTACAATTGGTTATAACAGAAACACTTTTGATAAACGATTAAATGCGGATATATGTGAGTTGTGCGGTAAAACAGGCGCAGGAAAATATGAAATTCACCATATTCACAAAGTAAAAGACCTTAAAGGTAAGGAACTTTGGGAACGTGCAATGATTTCAAAGAAAAGAAAAACGCTTGTTGTTTGCCATCAGTGCCACCAAAATATTCACCACCCAAAATGATGAGTTTTCTAAAATTGAAGAACAATGGAGAGCCGTGTACTTCGAGAGGGGTAAGCACGGTTCGGAGAGAGGACTGGACAAACCTGCCATCGAAAGACGGTAAGGCGGTTCTTTCCTACTCTACAGTTTATATTACGCCAAGATCACTGAAGATCAAAATGGAATAGAAACCTATGGAACGCCT